ATCGCAGATGGAGTGAGGAAGAAGTTGACAAGTTACTGGCTAAGGATGTCGCCCGATTTGAACGAGGGCTTGAACGTTATTTACCTATACGACTTTCACAGAATGAATACGATGCTATTCTTAGCTTTTGCTTTAATCTTGGTCTTGGTACATTTCAGCGGTCAACCCTCCGTCAGGCGCTTTTGCGTGGGGATAAAGCAGGTGCTATTCAAAGCCTTCTCAAGTATAATAAAGCCGGTGGTAAAGTCCTCAAAGGGCTAGACAATCGCCGCAAAGACGAAGCAGCTTTATTTAGGAAAGAATAACATGCCATTATTACGTTTAGCTTTAAAGCCTGGTATTGACAAACAAAACACCGAATACGGTGCCGAAGGCGGCTGGACGGATTGTGACTACGTGCGTTTCCAATATGGCCTGCCAGAGAAGACTGGTGGCTGGATTCATTTTAATGATGAGGCCCAATACCTAATTGGTATGCCTAGTGAAGTATTTACATGGAACGCCTTGAACGGTGTTCCTTACTCAATTATAGGCACTGACAGGAAGCTATACGCTTTTATTAATAGTAGCTGGGTGGATGTCACCCCTATTCGTTATGTAGATACTTCTGCTTCTTTTGATACCGTAGACACAAGCAATGTAGTGACTGTAAACAGCATCGTCCATGGCGCAAGTCCCGGCGACTTTGTTACGTTTACAGGTGTTACAGGTAATCCAGGCGGTATCCCAAATGCCAGTCTTGCTCAAGAATTTGAAATACAAAACGTACTAGGCGATAACGCCTATACTATATTGTCTCCTGTTCCAGCAACTGCTACGGTATTGGACGCAGGAAATGCAACAGCCACATATCAAATCAGCGTTGGTTCTGACCTTAGCTACTTTAACTACGGCTGGGGCACAGCAACCTGGGGTCTTTCTACATGGGGCACGCCCCGCGAATCAGGGACCACTAAAGGCAAGTCTCTCCTATCTCGCGTATGGCAGTTTGACTCGTACGGTGAAAATGTTATCTGTCAATTAGTAGGTGGCGGAACATACATTTGGGAGATAGCTGGAGGAATCGTATCTAGGGCCCACCAAATTGTAGGCGCACCTACTACTAGTACTTATGCTTTGATTTCTACTCCTGATCGCCACTTAGTCTGCTTTGGTACAGAGACCGTAATTGGTGACGATACAACACAAGACCCTATGTATGTAAGGTTTTCTAACCAGGAAGACATCGGCTCTTTTGAGGCTTCTGCCACTAACACGGCAGGGGGTCAACGTCTTAACGATGGTAGTCGGATTATTTCCTCTATTCGTTCACGTGGTCAAATGCTCATATTCACAGATACTGCCTTACACGGGATGCAGTACATTGGCCCTCCATACACGTTTGGTTTCTCTCAATTAGGTTCTAATTGTGGTTGTATCGGACCTCATGCAGCGGTGGACGTAAACGGCGTAGCCATGTGGATGGGCGTTGAGGCATTCTATGTGTTTGATGGTACGGTTAAAAAAATCGCATGTACTGTTCAAGACTACATATTTAATGACATTAATCTAATTCAGGCTCAAAAAGTAACGGCAGGCGTAAACTCCCAGTTTAATGAGGTTACATGGTGGTATTGCTCATTTACTTCTGATTACATTGACAGATACGTATCCTTTAACTATCTTGAAAATACATGGGCTATTGGCACTATGCCTAGAACAGCTTGGGTAGACGTAGGTACTTACTCAAGGCCCGTGGCCACAGAGTACTTCTACGATAGCGATGCAACGCCTGTTGACCCTATACAAGGGCTAACGGCAGGTAGGTCACTTGTCTATACCCAAGAAACAGGTAAAAATGCCATTGAAGAACCTATCCGTTCATACCTCCGTTCAGGTTATTTTGACATTGGCGATGGCGACAACATGATATTCATGAAACGCTTTATACCTGACTACAAGAACTTTGTCGGAAATTTAACTATCCACCTATTGCTACGCGCCTTCCCATCTGCCGCAGCAAGCACAAGTTCTTTAGACCCTTACATTATTACGCCAACCACACAAAAAGTAGATACCCGTGCGCGCGGCAGACAAATAGCCGTCAGTATGGAAAATGAGACTCACGACGGGAACTGGCGCTTTGGTACGTTGCGCGTGGATATCCAACCGGATGGCCTACGATGAGTAAAATCAATAACGTACGTTTGCCCAACGCGGTGGCTACTTCCTACAGCCCAGAGCAGTTCAACCAGCTTGTTCGGTCCTTGGAGCAAGTCGTATTGCAACTTAACAGTAATTACACCCCTAACGTATCGGAGAATAAGAACGAGGCTTTAACCTGGTTCTTTAGCAGCTAATGGCAAACCTATATAAACGGTATTATAAAGATTTTAGTGGAGCAACTACAGAAAACATATTGACTGTACCGGACGCCACTACGGCTATTGTCAAGTCCATTATTGTGGCAAATCCAACTGCTGCGGCTATCAGCGTGACGGCTGTTTATGCTCCTTTAGGAGCAGGTACATTAACTGTTGCGCCTACTCTGGCTGTTGCCGCTAACTCATATTTGGACCTACTGTCGGGGAAAGTCGCAGGACCTTTGATATTAGAATCAACGGACATATTAAAAATTACATCTACCGCAGCTGATTTAAACGTAACTGTTTCTGCATTACTTGTAGACAGAAACTAGTAAAATAGCTCATAATTACAACATCTTCGCCTCCCTTACCGAGGTGCGGCCCTGTGAGGCCATTTATGTATTTGGGAAAGGTTAAACATGGCAGAAGAAATGCAAGGAATCATGGCATTGCCCGAAGGGCAACCTCAAGAACCGCAAGGTCAAATTGATCCGACTAAGTTTAGTCCGGTCATTGAAAGCTATGCTAAAAATAGCCCTCGTGAGTTTAATAAAGACATCTTAGGTGGCATTGCAGAAGTAGACCCTGCACTAGCTGACCAATTCATCCGTGAACTAGCTTCAATGGATTTACCGCCTGACGCAATTGATGCGTTACAGGAAATGGTGGACGGTATCCTTGCTGCTCCTCAAGACTATGCAGAAGACCGTATGGGTCTTTTAGCTGAAGGCGTGCCAGAGGATTTGCTTCCAGAACAATTTGACCCTGCATTCTTTGCAGCGCTTAACTTAGCCCTTGACCAATTAGAACTTCACAGAGCACCGGAACCGGCTGTTCCAGCATTTGCTGATGGCGGCATTATTAATGCCAAAACCATCTCACAAGAACTTTCAAAAATGGGTCGTAATGGCGATACCATGTTGGCCCATATTACTCCTGGTGAAGCAGCTCTTTTACGTAGCCGTGGGGGTAGTGGCACAATTAACCCTGTAACAGGTCTTCCAGAATACTTCCTTAAGAAAGCGTTTAAGAAGATAGGTAAAGCAGTTAAAGGCGTTGCAAAAGGTATTGGCAAGGTAGTTAAAGGTATTGCAAGTAGTACGATTGGCAAGATTGTTCTTACCATGGCCGCTGTGTACTTTATGGGTCCAGCAGGTTTTAACTTAGCCACTAACATGGGTATTACCAATGCAGCTCTTGCTACGGGTGTAAACACATTTGCCGGCAGTACCCTTGTTAACCTTGCTTCAGGTCAAAAACTAGGACAGGCTATCAAAGGTGGTATTGTTGCAGGTGCCATGGCAGGGGCTACTACAGGTATAATGAAGTCCTTTGGCCCAGCTACTCCTGCTCCTATTACAGAGGGCAGCTTTACTCCTGTTAATGCTCCTGCTGCTCCAGATTTAAGCACCTTATCCGCACCTCCTGCTGCTCCTATTCCTGACGTAACTACATATGATGTTTCTCAGGGAATACAGGGGCTTCCAGTAGAGAATGTGTACAACAATGCGGCTCCTGACTTTAATGTGGCTCCAGTGGCTCCAGCACCAATGCCCACGGCCCCAGTGACAGCGGCGCCTGCAATAAATGCGCCTACCCCTACTTCAATCACTACACCAGCTCCTATTACAGAAGGCGGCTTTACTCCAAATGCTGCTTACAAACCCCCTACTCCAGGTGTAATGGACTTAGTAAAAGATGGTAAATACGGCGATGCGGCTTCTGCAGCGTGGAAAAACATTTCTCCTTCTGGCATTCAAGCCGAAGGCACTGCCGCTGCTCAACAGGCAGGACTAGATGCAGTTAAAGCACTTCCTGCAGGTACTCCTAATGCTGTTATTAGTAGTGTGTATGAAAAAGCCTACAGTGCAGCAATGCCTGGCTTATTGTCTACTTACGGTCCAGTAGCCGCTCTAGGTCTTGGCGCTGCTTATTTAGGTGGCGCATTTAAACCTATTCCAGCCGAGCCTCCTGCTAATGCAGACATGTTCAAGACTACAGGTCAAGACCTACTTGATAGATACCCTGAAAAATACGGCGCCACTTTTGGTGGAGTGCGTAGTACGTATTCCGCAAACCCTTATGAAAGCATGTATTCTGCCTATAAAACAGTACCTGCTCCAGTTGGTTTAGCCAAAGGTGGTATTGCATCACTTGAGGACTTCCCTCGTAAGACAGGTCCAATAGATGGTCCAGGTACCGGTACTTCTGATTCTGTTCCAGCGATGTTATCCGATGGTGAATTTGTGTTTACGGCTAAGGCAGTACGTGCCATGGGCCAAGGATCACGTAGAAAGGGCGCTAAACGTATGTACGCCTTAATGAAACAACTCGAAAAGAGAGGAAAATAAATGGCTGTCGATACCAGTACCCAGATAGTACGTGAATCGCCTGAAATTGAGGCACGTAAATTAGCCTTAATGGATGAGGCTAAACGCCTATACGAAACTAAACTAAATCTCCCTGCCCAAGAGGCAGCAGGCTTATCCGCTACTACTCTTCGAGCCTCTGATTTGGCTACACAAGGCGTAGGCGCATGGCAACCTTACCTAGATGCTGGTTCTCAAGGCATCACGCAAGGACAAAACCTTGTACAACAAGGTGCGGATGTGGCAACAGGTATTAACGCTGCCCCAGGCTTTGCTACAGCGCAGGGTACCATGGGCCAAGCTTCTAATTTAGCTGGAGGCATTGTAGGTGCAGGTACTCCTGGCCAAACAGCTGCAATGACTTCTTTAGGTCAAGGCATTCAAGGTTATAATGCGGCTACTGGGGGCTACGATACGGCCACTACTCAGCGCTTCATGAACCCGTACCAAGAAATGGTGACACAAAATGCATTGAAAGAGATGCGTCGTCAAGGTGACATAGCCAGCCAAGGTACTGCGGCTCAAGCAGTAAGAGCGGGTGCGTTTGGCGGTACTCGTGAAGGCGTGCAACGTGCTGAGCAAGAACGCAACTTACAAGACTTGATGTCACAACGTATTTTCCAAGACTTATCTGCTAATTATGGCCAAGCTCAAACAGCAGGCATGACCGCGTATGAACAAGAGCAGCAACGTCAATTGGCAGCAGCAAGTGGCCTTACTAATGCAGGTATTGCACAAAGTAACGTAGGCAGTGCTTTGGCTAACATCTACACCAATGCAGCAGGTCAAACAGCTAACATTGGCCAAGGCATTGGCTCCTTAACTTCTCAAGAAGCTAACATTGACTTGAATAAAGCCAATACTTTAGGTACTCTTGGTTCTAACATAGGTGCGTTAGGCACGCAACAAGCAGCTATCGGAGAGGCCACTCAACGTGCAGGTATGAATGACGTTAATTTATTATCAGGCATAGGTTCTATTGAGCAACAAAATGCTCAGAATCAACTGGATGCAATTCGTAATACGAAGTTACAAGAAGCAATGGCGCCGTATCAACAACTAGGTTATATGTCCGACATCTATAAAGGTGCTCCTACTTCTCAGATGTCTATGACCTCTACTAGTGCGCCAAGCCCTTCTACCTTTCAAACAGTAGCAGGTACGGTGATAGGTGGCGTTACAACAGCAGCTGCAGCAAATAAAGCCGGTTTATTCTAAGGAAATACCATGAAATCTAAGATATCAGATCGACCCATGTTTAAAAAACCAACCGATGAAACTGACGTAGAAAATGTCGGTATCATGCAAGGCTTCATGGATGCCATGGAAGAGGATGACAGCGAAGACGAATACGAGATGGACGATAACGAGGCAGCGAAAGTAGCTGACCGTCGTCCTAACTCTCCTGAAATCTTAATGAATAACCTTCGTGGTGACATGCGCTCTATCGATGCGCGGGTCGAGGAACTTGCTGACTTAGTCGGTTACAACGCTGCAGCAGACACCCCAGAAGACGTTCTTGCCTTATTACAACCTGTGTTGGCTCAACAACAAGCAGCGCCTATGCCTCCACAAGGCGGTATTCCTGCTGCTATGCCACAAGGTATGCCAGGCATGACACCAGAAGCCATGCCTGCTGAAGCGGGTATGGGTGGCATCGGTGCGTTGCCCACGGACCAAGGAGCAATGCCTCAAGAACCGGTGGCCATGGCTATGGGTGGCTATGTTCAAAATTTTAGAGACGGGACCGACGAGGATGGCGTAACCCCTTTTGAAGATACATCCTCATTTGCTCCAGGCATGTTTGATGCCGATACAGTTGCAAAGGCTCGCGAGAGAGTACTAGCAACTATGAGGGCACAGCCTATGGCGGAACCGGGCCTAGAGACAGGGGTTAATTCTCGTACCGCTATGTATGAACGTCTATTAGGTTCAGATAAAAACCTGACTCAAGCACAGATGTTAGCAGAGCTAGGTAGTCGTGCTTTTAATTATGCTGCAAACGTGGATGATCAGGGTAATCAGATGAGAGGTGGCTCTGCTGCGTCTCGTTTTGCCGGTGCAATGCGTACGTTACCTACTGCAGTTGGTGGAATTCTTGCAGAAGATGCAAAACAAAAACGTGCAATTCGTGCTATGGCTATATCTTCGTCTGAGAAAAACATTGAAAACGTACGGGACTACAATGCTAAACTTGCTGCAACTCAGCAAAAATACGATGCATCCGTTCTTAAGGCCGGTAGTAGCTCTGCTTTACCAAAAAGCGAGTGGGCCAATTCTATAATAAGCACTCCGGGTTTATTGGAAAGATACGGACAGGGTAATACTTCAGTCGATGAAAATAGAGCGGTTATGATGGCTGCATTGGAGTTGTTTAAACCTACTATCAGTAGATATACGGATGACAAAGGTCGAGTTGTTGAAACAGTTGTTCCTGGAACAGAACACCCTGAGGTGGTTGATGCCTTTATGACTAGGGGTACTATGGATCAATTGCGCCAATCACTCGCTGGAAAATATAGTGGCACAGGCAAAGCACCTGCTCCAAGCGGTACTCCAGGGGAGGCTCCTGCTGAGCCTACTGGCACAGTAGAATGGACAGGTGGTATAATACCTGAGGAGAAATTAAAAGGTCTTAGATTAAAAGCACAAAATGGTGATGAAATCGCTTCACGTGCGCTACTTCAGTATGAAAGGTTTTTGAAAAAAAATACACCTAAAATAGCGTATGAACCATATGAGGGCCCTACCTATTATGGCGCTATCGAAGGTGCGTTTGGTTTAGGTAGTTATTTAGGCGATGCGATTGCTCAAAATATTCCATTTGATAAGGCCGGTGAGGTTGCAGTTAGAGCGCAACAAGACACGGCCATTGTAGAAAATTTAGCTCCTAGAATTAAAAATGCATTGCGTGAGACATCAAAACTGACTCAAACCGAACTAAATGCAATTGATAAGTACACCGATCTAGATATTTCAATTCTTAGAAATAAAAATGCAGCTAAAAATAACGTTATTGGACTTGCCCGTACGTTATATAATATCCGTAAAGATGCAGAAAAAACCGCGCTAGATAAAAACCTAGATGTTACTGTGGCTAATGAAGCGGCTGCAAAAGCAGCAGAAGTAGACAAGGTCATTAAAATGCTTGGAGCACCTCCTCCTGTCTCTACCCAACAAGAGTATGCGGACCTTCCTATGGGTGCGGAGTATTTAATATATAGTGCTAAAGACGGTACGTGGACTCCAAAGGTTAAAACGATTAAGTGGTCTCCTCAAAAACGATAAGGAAGTAACATGGCAGAAAAAGACCCTTCATGGACCCCTGGTCAGGTAGTAAGTGTAGAGTTTGGATCATCTGAGGATGCGCCAGAGGATGCAGTGCCGGCGGCCCCCAGTGATGCCCCTTTTACCCTAGAAAACCTTAACGCACTTGAGAAAGATGCTCCTCCAGGCCTTTCTACAAGTGCCCTTCCTATTCCAGAATGGTCAGGCGATCCTGCTAAAAAACCCTTTACTCTAGAAAACCTAAGAGCTTTAGGTTTAGAGTCTGATCCTAATCCTTCTGGTACTGACTATGCTATTGCAACTGGAACAGGTACTGCCAAAGGAGCAGTAGAAGGTGCTGGTGCTTACGCGGGCATGAAAGCAGGGCTTATGGTTGGAGAGGCATTAGCTCCTACGCTAAGTAAACTTCCTCCTAGAGTAGCGCCTTATGCTGTAGGTGCTGGATACGTAGGTGGAATTGGAGCTGGATTAGCGGGCGGTTCTGCTTTTGCCGATGCTTTGATGCAGTACATTCCAGAACCTCCTAAAGGGACCAAGGCCCACGAAGCATGGTTTGAGACTTTTGTCTCAGGCATGGTAGCTGCACCTTCTGCTCGTTTGTTCCCAGAAGCAGGGGAAAATGCGGGATGGTTAAAACGTTCTATATCATCTATTGGCATGTTTGCCAGAGCCAATCCAAAACCATTTTTTAAAAAAGAAGCCTTGGCAAATGCATATGCCGCTTCAGCTGGGGCACTTGCTGTAGATGCTGATCCAGATAGCCCTTGGCTACGTACTGGGGCAGAAGTAATAGCTGGAACGTTAGGTCCTGGCAAATTTGCCTTTGACGCTAAAGATTTGGTAAATGATTTAAAAGGCATGGGTGTAAAGGCGTCTGCCGAATCAGATCGACGTGTGGCAAATTATTACGCTAATTTGATGGAGATATCAGGCCTTGATTCAGCAACCATTATTAAAAGATTAAATGCCCCTGATGCTTTAGACATAAACGGAAAACCGATTAAGGTTACGGCTGCCCAAAAGTTAGGCATTTCTCCTTTTACCAAGTTAGAGCGCTCTTTAATTAGTAATAGTGTTGATTTTGCTGATGTATCAAGTAAAAAAGCAACTGAGGCAATGGAAGCCTATAAAACGCTTATTTCAAGACTACAAGCCGAAGGTACTCCCTCGGCCATGACCGCAGCGGCTAATCTTAGAGATAAATACTATGATGACCTACTCACTTCCGCCATTACGGGCGCTGAAGTTCGTGCGGCAAATGCAGCGGCAACTCTAGGTAAATCTGGTTCAGCCTCAAGAGAAGAGATTGGTTCTATTCTTCGTAAGTCAGTGGATAGTGCTTTATCTAACAGCCGTGAAATGGAAGGTTCCTTATGGGGCGCTGGAGTGCGTGCAGAAGGATTTACAAAGAATGCTAAAGGGGTTATTGTTCCCGTTAAATTGGCACCTCAAAATACCAAAGAAGCCTTTTTAGAAATTGCGCATGACCTTACCCCTGAAGACTTAAGTGGAAACTTTAGTGCCGTAAATTCCGCATTAAAACGGTTTGGGGTTAGTGCAGATTCGTTGAAAATATACAGACAAGGCATGCAAACGCAGGAGTTTATAGACACTGGTCGTATCCCTGCTGAATACCTTGCTAAGATAAAAATAAAACAAGTTCCTGCCTATGACCTAATTGCGTTCCGAAGCTCGCTACTAGATGCCGCCCGTAAAGCAGATGCGGCAGGAGAAGCCGGTGCTGCGCAAAAATACAGCCACTTAGCGTCGAGTGTATTAGATGATTTAAATACACTTCCTGGAACAGCATACGCTAACGCCCGTGCGTTCTCTAAAAAACTAAATGACGCGTTTACCCGTACTTTTGGTGGCGAACTCAATGCCTCTAATAAGAGAGGCGGAGCTAGATATCAACCTGAAATCCTTGTAAGCAAAGCATTTGCACGGGCAGGCGATGTCACAGCCCTACGGATGAGAGAAATAGAAGATGCGGTGAGTTTCATGGGCACTCAGTATGATGATGCTGTGGCTAGGTTTGGGATAGATAGTCCTCAAGCTAATACTCTTCGCCCATATAAAGAGATTTCTACTGAGCAATTTAAATCTGTTCGAGATGCGCAGTCTCGTGTTATAAAACTAGCCGTTGCGGAAATGGCAGACCCTAATACAGGCATAATTGATCCTAATAGGTTTGCTAGATACGTTGCTAAAAATGCGGACTTAATTGAAAGATTAGGCCTAAAAGATGAACTTTCTAGCGTAGCGGCCGCACAACATGCATATTTTTCCGTAAAAGATACTCAAAGTGCTTTAAATGAATCCTTAAGAAAAGAAGAATCTTTCGCTAATCTTTTAAAATACACGGATGACCCAACTCGTGCATTAACAGACGCGCTTAACAGTGACAACCCTGTTAGTGCTATGCGCAGCATGGTTAAGATTGCTAAAGAAGCAGACCCTACGGTTCGCGCAGATGCAGAAAAAGGCTTGGTTTCAATGGTATTCCAGCATGCATATGAAAAAGCAGTGGATGCAACTGGGAAATTTGACGTTCAAGTATACGAAGATGCGTTGTTTAAGCCTATTAGAAGTGGCCAGCCTTCCGTAGTAAATATAATGCGTGCAAATGGCCTTATGTCTCTTACTCAACTTAAGAACATGAAACGCCTATTAGAACCAATGCGCAGAATAAGTAATGCGATTAATGAAAAGGGCAAAATAGAAGACATTGTTCCTGGTGGAAATGCCAGTGCAGTAGAGGCTCTTGCTATTTCTCAAGCAGGTTTAAGGGTAGCTTCTTTGACTAGACCGGGAGGGCCGGGCAGCATGCAGTGGGCCTCCAAGATATCCGCAGCTACTACTAACTTCTTTAGTAAGACTCCAAGCCATCAGGCCATGAAGCTACTTGAACAGGCTGCTTTAGATGACCAAACTACAGCTGCCTTTTTAAAAGCAGGAAAGACCGATGCGGAAAGAAAAGCTATCAACCTTTCCTTACTTCGCCGCATGTATTCTCCAGGTGTAACTACTTCAGCTACTTTTAGGCAATTAATGGCGGATGATGACAAGGCCCTAGAAGAAATTAAGGCTCAAGAGCCTGCTCAGGTAAGAGCTACCGAATTACCTGCTCAACAGCAGCTACGTAGAATGCCTCCTGCTCCTAATACACGTGGCACAAACAAACCTGCAGCGCCTGCCCAGGCAGCACCGGGTCCTGTATCAATGGCCACGCCTCAAGGACCAGAAGGTGAGCAGTCTGCTAGTCGTAGAATGCTTCAGTCGCTTTTCCCAATGGACACAATCTCGTCTATAGCGTAATACTTCTCGACGCGTCTTAACCAATCTTCTTTATAACGTACAAACTCCTGGCCGGCCGTGGAATATTCCATGGTCGTGCCGTCTTGTACTGCCATCAACACCACACCGTATTCAATGTTAGTGCCGTGAACAATGTCATGTGCTAAGGCATACGCTGCCAATTGATGAAAGTAATCGTCAATCCATTCGCGCTTCTTAGGCTTAACGCTTTGCTTAAAGTCCACAATGGCAGGCTTTCCGCGATACACGCCCACTAAATCCGTGGTCCCTGCATATTTCTCCGGGTAATACAATGCAACCTCAGAGCCCCATATCTCGTCTATGTTCTTGAAGTAAGTATTGATTAATTTATATCCCATCTCGTAGCCCTTGCACATCAGCCAGTTCGTTGGCCTAGGCAAGCTGCGATACGCTATCATGCGCTCCATCACGTTGTGCATGTGCGTGCCTACTGTAGCGGCCTCGTTCTTTATACGCTCCGCTTCTGACGCACCAACCCTCGCGGCCCACGCGTCAAGATGAGACTGGTCTTTAGTCTTGGACAGGACAGTCGTTACGCTTGGCAGCTTGTGTTCTCCGTATACGTAGCGTCGCCCTTCCGGTGCGTCGACACGCTGCAAGGATTCATACTTATATATCTTCTTGATAGGAATTAAATCAACCATTCTTTTAGCTCCTCGCCCATTACTTGGTTTGCGATGTCAATCTTAGCGCGTAGGGCCTGCACAATCTTCTCGTCCACTGTCTTAGGTGATATCAGGTCAATGTATGTCACGTTCTTTGTCTGGCCAATACGGTGCGCACGGTCTTCTGACTGCAGGCGTACCTCTAAGTCAAAGCTATTGCTAAAGTACACGACCACGCTGGCAGCCGTCAGGGTCAAGCCATAGCCGCCTGTCCTAGGGTTGCCAACAAAGAAGCGAAGCTCCGATTCAGGGTCTTGGAAGTCAATGACAATCTTCTGCCTGTCTTCGGACACCGTGTCACCGTAGTACGTGGCGACGGAGTTCATGCCGTATTCCTTCTGTAGCGCAATCTTAATTGCCTCGATGTCATGGCGGTAGTTCGCCCAGATGATAATCTTGCCGCTGGTCTCTTCGACAATGCTAAGTAGTTCTTTCACCCTGTTGTTAGGCAATTCCTTTACCGTGCCGTCGTCAAGCTTTAAGTGACCGCACACTATCTGATGCAAGCGCATAATCTGCGTCAGCGCATTGACCGTAGACGCCATGCCCTCTTTGAACATAGCCAGTGCCATGGTCTTCATTTCGTTGTACGCTTTAATCTGCTCGTCGGTTAAGTCCACTTCACGCTTTGTGTACATCTTGTCTGGCAAGTCCAGGCATTCCTCTTTAGTAACGCGGAAAGCAAAGCGATTGATTTTATCCTGCAGCTCGTCCAGGTGACGGTATCCAACGACCTGTTTAAACGAATGAGTAGCAAGGCTTCGTTCTACAGTGACCGCGTACCGCGCTTGGAAAGCATAGAAGCTACGAGCGTCTAGACAATCCTCAGACAAGAAGGCGCACTGCTGGTATAAGTCCATGGGACTCTTTGTAACAGGCGAGCCAGTCATAATGCGGCGATACTTAGCAAGCTTGCCTACCTTCACAGCGTTCTTGGCCCGCGCAGCAGTAGGCGTCTTGATTGTAGTGCTCTCGTCGATGGCCATATAGGCTTCATGCGACATGAGGAAACGGCTCGCGAACTTAACACCTTTTTCCGTGGACAACGCCTCAATGTTCATGATTAAGACCTTTAAGTCTTCGGTCACATCAAACAGTCTATCCATCGCATCTTTCTCTGCCTTCTTGGGCGACGGGTTCCATATTGCCATTCTAAATATTACATGTAACGGTAAATGCTTAGGTATTTCAGTATCGAGCCAGTTGCGGTATACACCCTTGGGCGCGACAATTAATACAGCATTTATATTGCCCTGGTCGTATAGCATGGCTATATTATTGATGACCATGAAGCTCTTTCCGGTACCCATGTCAGCAAATAACGCTGCCACACGATGGTTCCAAAAGCGCTCTAGATAAGCTTGTTGATGTAAAAATGGTTTATTCTTAAACGGGTAGTTGTGTAAAAATTCAGTTGTCATAATCTTTCTTTCTAGTTAAGGGTTGCAATCCCATAAATGTGAGTGTACACTGTCTTTTCGAATTTAGAAAGGGAGAAATATAGTGCCAACAGTTTTTGTCGTCTCTGAGACGGGTTCACATAACATTACGTCTGCTTTAAACTACGGGGACATAGAAACAATTTTGCCACCTAATGCGCAAATTGCTTTTTCAGTGTATCCTACTGTTCGTAGAATACAGCGTAAGTTAGAGAAGTTTACAGATGAGGATTATCTCCTCTTTATAGGTGATCCTACTGCCATTGGAATCATCAGCGCTATTGCAGCGAGTAAAAATAATGGTAGATTTAAGTGCTTGAAGTGGGATAAACTAGAAAAACGTTACATTCCAATTCAGGTTGATTTGTTCCCCAAGAAAGGAGAAATAGATGAGTTTGACGAATATATTTGAGGAAGACGCAGGTGCGCTTCAGGTTAAAGATGACGACATTCAAGGCATCGCTAATCTAGCTAAACGTGCTAAGCATCTAGAAAAAGAAATACTAGACTTAGAGACGGTATTTAAAGAACGTAAAGAGCAGTACCGTAAATTGACTGAGGAATCTATCCCTGAGGCATTGTCCGGTATGGGCATGAAAGCGTTCCGTATGGAAGACGGGTCATCCATTGAAATTAAAGCCTTCTACAGTGCATCGATTTCAGAAGCACGTAGAGCTGAAGCCTACCAATGGCTCAGGGACCACGGCTTTGATGACATTATTAAGAACACAGTCAGTGTCCGCTTTGGACGTGGCGAAGACGAGCTTTGTGCACGTCTATTGAATCTACTTGGTGAGACAGGCTATCCAGCTGATCAAGCCGAGAAGATAGAACCTATGACCTTAAAAGCATGGGTTAAAGAGCAGGTTGAACGCGGTAACGAGTTCCCCAGCGAATTGTTCGGCGCATACATTGGCCAAAAAGCAGTTATTAAATCAGCATAACGAAAAAAGGATCAAGCATCATGGCTACTAAATCAGAACTAGCAGAAGTAACAGGTACTACCGCAGTTGCATTAGGTTCATCATTTGAAGACGACGCACTAAGCGGCTTTGACACGATGAATCAGGAAGACTTTGCGCTTCCATTCTTACGTCTATTAACAAACACTTCACCTGAAGTGGGCGATGTAGATGGCGCATTACCAGGCATGATTTACAACAGCGTTACAGGCGAGTTGTATGATGGTAAGAAAGGCATCCTCGTAATCCCTACAGCTTATGTCCGTCAGTACATAGAGTGGGCACCACGTGGCAGCGGCTCAGGCGCACCTATTAATATCTATCCAAGCACTAGCGACATCTTGTCTAAGACACATCGTGAGACAGGTGAGAACCGTGACTATTTAGATAACGGCAATTACATTGAAAACACTGCCAACCATTACGTAATGGTATTGGATGCTAACGGCGTACCAAGCCCAGCATTGATTGTGATGAAATCAACACAATTGAAGAAATCACGCAAGTGGAATTCAATGATGATGTCAGTTAAATTGAATGGTAAAAACGGTTTATACACGCCTCCTATGTATAGCCAAGTCTATCGTCTAAGCACTGTTGGTGAGTCTAACGATAAAGGTAAGTGGTTCGGTTGGGAAGTTGAACGTGTTGGTTCAGTTGAAGACACCGGCGTTTACCAAACTGCTAAATTATTTGCACAGTCCATCAGTACAGGTGATGTAAAAGTTAAACATCAAGACGAAGCAGCAAGAGAAGAAAACTTACCCTTCTAAGCGTTTGGGGGAAAGCGGATGCCATGCAGTTACGTAGACAGCCGTAATCGTGGACGCAGCGAGTACCCCATCTTTAACTGAGAAAGATAGAATGACTGACATCACAAGATTCAAGGCAATATTTACTGGATTAGATATTGCATATGGCACATACAAGATTGAAAAATCTAAAGACAACGGCAAACAGGCAGGCAAGGCTATGGTTATTCGTAAGCCGCCTACTGATAAGCTATGGACTGACCACCTTAATGGCGTAGAACCCAGCTTAGGTATCATTCCTATTCGAGCAGACAACAGTTGTATCTGGGGATGTATTGACATCGACCAATATCCACTTGACCACCTAGGCCTTGTAACGAAAGTGCGCAAACTTAATTTGCCTCTTGTCATTTGCCGTAGTAAGTCAGGGGGTGCTCACGTATTCCTATTCACAAAAGATCCTATCCCTGCAGGGGAAATGCAGCGCTACCTTAAAGCATGCGCTGGATTACTCGGAGAATCGGGTCGGGAGATATTTCCTAAGCAATCTGAGATACTTGTAGAGCGTGGAGACACAGGTAATTTCCTAAACCTGCCCTATTTCGCAGGTAATGAGGGCTTCCGCTACGCAATTAAGGACGATGGTACTGCGGCCTCACTTGAGGAGTTTTATGAGCTCTATGACCGCTTTGTGCAAGCCGATAAATTGGAATTTCCTGAAGAACCGAAGGAAGCAGAGAATCCTATCAAAGATGGCCCTCCTTGCATGCAAGCTTTATGTGCTCAAGGCTTTCCTGAAGGAACTCGCAACAATGGCCTGTTCAACATTGGCATTTACCTAAAGCGCGTCCATCCTGTTGGCTGGGAAGACAAGATAATGGAATACAACCAAAAGTATTTTGGTCCTCCACTAGGCATGAGCGAGCTGCAGATTATCGTCAAGCAATTGCAAAAGAAAGACTACAAGTATAAGTGCAAGGATGCGCCTATCAATTCATTCTGCAACTCCGGTATCTGCCGCACTCGTAAGTTCGGTATCGGTGGTGACGGACCTGATGCACCAGAAATGGGCTCGCTATCCAAGTACAACTCCGAGCCGCCATTGTGGTTCCTGGACGTGAACAGCAAACGCATTGAGCTTGAGACAGAGAGCTTGTTCAATCAAATGGCTTTCCAAAAGGCGTGTATCGACAAGATTAATCTACTGCCTCCTACCTTGCGTAAGCAAGACTGGGAAGGCGTGCTCAACGGCCTACTCAAAGAAATGGTGGAGCTAGAGCAGATTACTGAGGCGTCTGACGATACAAGCATTACTGGCCGCTTCGTGGACCTTGTAGAAGAGTTCACTACTCACTTACAACAGGCCATGGACCGCGACGAGATTCTACTGGGCCGTCCGTGGACCAGTGATGAAGAAGGCAAAGTATATTTCCGAATCAAGGATTTGGAGGCTCACTTGAAGCGTAACAACTTCACTGGACTTTCTGCTCCGAAGATGGCGCAACGTATGCGCGAACTAGGCGGAGACCCTGTAAGTCTTTCCTTGAAAGGCAGAGCCACACGCGTGTGGTGCCTACCTCGATTTGACAGACAGGACTCTCCTTTTGTAACTCCTGAAATGAAGAAAGTGAGTCCATTCTAATGAACAACGATACCTTATTGATTGATAACCATGACTTTGCCTTAATCGGCATGTGCATGACTTGGCATGGCAACATGCTTGTTGAACGTGCTATCTACGACGGCCCTATGATTGTAGAGGCCATGGTAGAGCAAGACGGCATGACTGAAGAAGAAGCGATCGAGTACATCGACGTTAATATAGTAGGCGCATTCGTAGGTGAATCAACGCCTATCATCATGTGGCCTATTCTAGAAGACCTTGACGCCTAATCATGTCAATAAGAAAGGTATTCGGGCCTCCTGGTTCCGGTAAAACAACCTTTCTGTTGAATATGGTTCAACAGGAATTAGACAGCGGCGTTCATCCTTCGCAGATGGGCTACTTTGCGTTTACTCGCAAGGCGGCTACTGAAGCAAAGGATAGGGCGGTAGAGAAGTTCCCGCAGCTAAATCCTGAGATAGATTTTCCTTGGTTCAGAACACTTCACAGTCTGGCTTACCGCTGCCTAGGTATCGGCAACAAGGACATGATGAAGCCTGAGAACTACAGGGAGTTCGCTAAAGAGGCAGGCATTGAGCTTGGCATAGAGAACGGCGAGGAAGACTTCATGGTGCGGGTAGACAATCCCATACTTAATGAAATCAACATCGCACGTATTCGAGGTGAGGACTTACGCACCCACTACAACCGTAGTGAGATGAAAATCGAGTGGTATCACTTTGAATACGTAGAGCGTGCTTACCGTCAATACAAAGAGGCCAATGCCCTGCTAGACTTTACCGACCTACTAGAACGCATAGTAGAAGAAGCACATCGCCTCCCTAGTTTAGAGGTGCTCATTGTGGACGAGGCGCAAGACTTGTCTCGGCTGCAGTGGCGTCTGGTCTCGGAGCTCGCCTCACGGGCCAAGCGTTCGTTCCTTGCTGGTGACGATGACCAAGCCGTGTATAACTGGGCCGGAGCAGACGTGAACAGCTTTCTAGGCTTTAACGGTGATATCACCGTCCTTGCTCAATCCTATCGCGTTCCAGCCAAGGTGCATGCCTTGGCTAACATCGTGGTCAATCGTATTCGTACGAGACAGCCTAAGGAATGGAACCCTCGTGAGTTTGACGGTGACGTGAAGTATTACAACGACTTTGAGCACGTAGACATATCCCAAGGCGAATGGCTCATCCTTGCGTCTACTAATTACTTATTAAATGACATGCACAATTGGATTAAGTCGCAAGGCTTATTGTTCGAGCGCCAAGGACATCGGAGCATTAATGAAGCCGTAATGACTGCGGTGATGGGGTGGGAAACACTTCGTCGGGGTAAAGAAGTCCCTTTCCCTGTTGTCAAACAGATCTATAAGCACCTCGATTCCAATTATATCAAACGCGGACACAAAATGCTAAAGGACCTTGATCCAGAAGGCATGTTTACCATGGACTACCTCATCAAGAACCACGGCCTTGATACCAATTTAATTTGGCATGAGGCATTAACAAAGATAGGCGAAGAGAAGCGCGACTACATCGTGGCGCTTTTACGACGCGGCACGAAGCTTATGGGCAAGGTCAACATCAAACTGTCCACGATCCACGGAGCAAAAGGCGGTGAGGCGGACAATGTCTTACTGCTCACGGACCTTTCCTCTAAATTTGCAAACGAGTACGAGAAAAACGCTGACGATGTAAATCGCTTACTGTACGTGGGAATCACACGTGCCCGTCAAGCCCTGCATATTGTCTTACCTAAAAACGAACGTAAAGGCTTTAGACTGTGAAACCTAGATCATTATTCCCTACTTCTTCTGAGTGGCTACCACCAAACAGCTTTCCTGACCTGTCCCAGGCGACTGAAATCGCAATCGACTTGGAGACATGCGACCCTAACATGGAGAAGTTCGGTCCAGGCTGGCCTCGTAAAGACGGCTACATCGTCGGTTACGCGTTTGCAGTGGACGGATGGAAGGGCTACTTCCCCGTGGCTCACCACGGCGGCGGCAATCTAGATAAGGGCATCGTAGAGCGCTGGGTCAAGAAGACCTTAGCACTGCCTTGCGACAAGATTATGCACAACGCGGCATACGATACTGGCTGGCTTAAAGCACAAGGCTTCGAGGTCAATGGCCGTATTATCGATACCATGCTCGCAGCTGCGCTTGTGGACGAGAACCGTTTCTCATTCTCCTTGAACAGCCTAGGCTTTGACATGCTTAAAGAGATTAAATCAGAGCAAGGTCTTAAGGATGCGGCCGCTGACTTCGGTGTGCACCCTAAGAAAGAACTATGGAAGCTTCCTGCCATGTACGTGGGCGATTACGCTGAGCAGGACGCGGCACTGACATTGAAGCTTTGGCACCATCTACAGACGCTACTACGCAAGGAAGAAGTGGAATCCATCTTTGGCCTTGAGACAGAGATGCTGCCTATCCTTATCGACCTGACATTCAAAGGCATTCGCTTTGACAGAGAGAAGGCAGAGAAGCTTATTAAGGACATGAAGCGCCAAGAACAGCAGTTCCTTATGAACATTAAGAAAGAAGTGGGCACTCACGTCGATATATGGGCAGCAGCTAGTGTTGCTACAGCCTTTGATAAGCTTAATATCAAGTACCCAAGGACCGAGGCCGGCGCACCAAGCTTCACTAAGTCCTTCCTCGACGGCAATCCACACCCTATCGCTAAGATGATTGTAGAAGCACGCGAGCTAAACAAGACCCACGGAACGTTTTTACAGCCTTACCTGGACTTCTCCGCCGCCGATGGACGCATACATCCACACGTCAATCAACTACGCTCTGACGATGGCGGCACGGTCACTGGCAGGCTTTCTATGTCTCAGCCTAACCTACAGCAGGTCCCGGCTCGACACGAGGTCATAGGCCCCTTAGTGCGCTCCCTATTCCTACCTGAAGAGGGCGAGCTGTGGGCGGCGAACGACTTCTCCTCCCAAGAGCCCCGTTTGCTAGTGCATTACGCTACTTTGATTGGTTTAGACGGCGCAGAGAAGATGGCCGAAGCCTATCGAGAGGATCCAAATACGGATTTCCATCAGATGGTAGCAGACATGGCAGGCATTGAGCGTAAACAAGCCAAGACCATCGGCTTAGGCTTGATGTATGGCATGGGTAAGAACAAATTAGCAGGGCAGTTGGACCTTCCTGTTGACGAAGCGAGTGAATTGATGGCTACTTTCCACAACAAAGTGCCTTTCCTACGTGGCACAGTCGATGCTGTCATGCGCAGAATTGAAAAACCCGCGTCCAACGGCGCTATTCGAACCTTATTAGGGCGTAAATGCCGCTTTCCTCTGTGGGAACCCATCGCGTGGGGTGTCAATAAAGCCCTTCCTTACGAACAAGCCGTCTCGGAATACGGACCACGGATCAAGCGAGCTGGTACATACAAGGGTTTGAACCGTTTAATCCAAGGTTCTGCCGCTGACCAGACCAAGGCTGCCATGATTGCGCTACATAAAGCAGGCTTCCGTCTACTTTTACAGGTGCACGATGAGGTTGCCGTGTCCGTTAAGAACCGTGACGAGGCATTGCAGGCCGCAGAAATCATGCGAAACGCTGTGGAACTCGAAGTTCCCAGCAAAGTGGACGTAGAAATCGGTAATTCTTGGGGCGAAGCACGATAAAAAAGTGCTTGCACATTCTTAAAAGCTTATGATACAGTGTCTGCTCAATAGAAAGGAGAGCGTATATGGCAAAATCGCCGTCACAAAGAGACACTGCATGGGCTACTTTGATCATTCGATCAAAATCTTATGCAATGCTCAAAGAATTAGCTGATTATTACGAAGTTTCCATCGGGCAAGCCGCTATGGACCTTATTGAACGCGAGTTTAATAAGCTTTTAGAGGAGCAGACTAATGGGCGCCGTTAAATCAGAGATATTGCAAGACGTTTTACTTAACTACAGCGTCCTTCCGGAGATGTATGGGTCCATTGACGATGATTTTGAGTACATTCCAGAGCAAATCGAAATCGAAGAGGTCTGGTTTGAGCTTAAAAACTTAAAGACAGGAAAAATCCGACGTATTAACATCACGGATACGCTTAATCACGATCAAATAATAAAATTTGAAGACGATGTGTTGGCTGCACGAGCTGCGGTTAAACAAAAATTCTTAAATAAAAAGGCAAAGGACTTACTATGACTTGGAATCACCGTGTAGTACGCTTCAACGACGAAGAAATGGGCGAATACTTTGAGATAAAAGAAGTATTTTACGATAAAAATGGCATTCCTAATGGGTTTTCAGAGGCTTCTATCATGTCGGACTCGTTTGAAGGCCTGCATGAGCAGCTAGAAATGTTTAAATCCGCTACGGCTAAGCCAATTATAGACGAAGCAGAGTTTTTTAAGCCTAAGGACCCATCATGAGCTATGCAATTTCAGCTTTAATAGGTATTATTATCGGAGTAGCGTCGTATTGCACTACTCCAGACCCTCAACCAACCATACAGGAAGAAAGCCATGTCGCTAAAGACGCCAAAGGATGATGTAGATGATTTAAACTATCGTGACCTGTTCGCGATAGGCGCAATGATAGGATTGATGTTCCAAGAAAACTACAGCGCGAGCACGTGTGCTGAACTTGCTTACATTCAAGCGGATGCAATGCTCAAGGAAAGGAAAACATATGGTCACAAAGTCCCGTACTGATGTCTTCATTGAATCAGAATTGAATAAAGTGAAGATAATAGGCGCTCTTAGGAAGAAGGCCATGACCCGTAATGAGCTAATCCATGCCTTAGATATCTCTAAAATGCAGATGCATAACCTGCTTAAAGGTCTTGTGGAGCAGGAGTACATAAAGATAGCGAACGAGCATGCTATGTGTAGCATCGCCAAGCGATCCATGTGCAGTTTTACAATAGGAAAGAGGACTTACGTAGGTAAGGATATCTCTAAAATACAGGCTAAAGCAGATAAGAACAAGAAGCTACGTGAACGTCGCGCGGCTCAAGGACCACGGCCCAAGGGAAGCAGGACCACTGTTGAGTCATTACTGCCGAAAGCGGCTAGAGAAGAGCCGGTTGTGGTTAAAGTAGACGAGCACACGACCATCTACTACAACAGCCGCCGCCCTACAAAAGACTTTGCCATGAAGAAGGAAGAAAAAAGCCGCCGCAATTCGGGCGTAGCCATGGGCAGTAGTATGATTATGTTTGGAAATTGGTAATGGATAAGCTAGATGAAAAAAACGCCGAGGCATTCGGGCAGGCAGTGGCAGGCATTTTTAAAAATATGCCGAATATTACCAATCTATCTGCTGGAGTGCTTATTGAGAATATATACATACGGTTTCAAAAAGAAGCCGAACGCGATGCCCGCGACGCGGCAAACGGAAAGAGAGACTAATTATGCAGATAAATAAAATGAATCACTTGTATCAATGGATGTGGTGGACAAAAGGCGAATGCGTCGTGGAAGTTATTAGCACAGGGCACTTTCCTACCACGGCCATGGTAAAACTACCTAACGACAAGCTTACCGAGATAGACATCGTCGAGCTTGAAATAGCCAATGATCTTTAAGGAGAAGTACATGGGTGTATATACAAAGATGGAAGAAAGCAT